GGTGGCGCTGCTGGCCGACCTGTCCCCGGTGGCGCTGCTGGCCGACCTGTCCCCGGTGGCGCTGCTGGCCGAACTGTCCCCGGTGGCGCTGCTGGCCGAACTGTACCCGGTGGCGCTGCTGGCCGACCTGCGCCCGGTGGCGCTGCTGGCCGAACTGTCCCCGGTGGCGCTGCTGGCCGACCTGTCCCCGGTGGCATGTTCAGTTTTGGCGGGATCGCAGCGTTTCGTGATGAACTCGAATGCCGCCGAGATCAGTCCCGGCAGATCAATCGACGCCTTGACGGTCAGCGAGGACGATGCGACCTTCGAATCTTCGCTGTGACGCGCAAGCGTTCCAGATTGCTCAACGATGGCAAACTTCGACGTGGCCGGTGGGTAGTAGACGAGAACGTCAAGCGGATATTCGCACGCGTGAAAGCCGGACGAACACGCTTTTACTTTACCTTCGTGCAGATACGTTTTCCCGATTTCGAACTGATAGCCTCGGCACTGCATGTTTGCGTCGAAGCCTTTGAAAGCGGTGATGGTTTCAACGGCTTCTGGCTTGGCTTCCTTCTTGGTTTTTGTGGTCACGATGCTCCCTTTCGTTGGAATTGGTTATGCAGCGGCTTTCACGTTTTGCTCCATTTCCGCTTGCTATCCCTGACTGCTGCCCCGTGGCAAGCCTTGCACCTCGGAATGTACTTACCCCGCTTGGCACGGAAATAGAACTCGGAAAGCGGCAAGAGTTGCCCGCAGGATGTGCATCGCTTTTCTTCCTGCTCAATCTCGGGATCGATGATGACCGGCTCAATGGCTGCGCGTTCGACGGCTTGCGTCAGTCCGCTGATGAGCAAATCAAGCGGCGCTGGTTGAATCGGCAGCGGTGTCTCGTCGCGGTATTTGACGACCGCAGCGCGAACTATCTCGTTGTGTGAAGGCGTGCGCTGGCCGGTGTGGTTGGCGTAGGCGATCATGCAGCAGTCCTGCGCTCAATGACGATGTGTTCAGCGTAGTGCTGCATCAGATCGATCTCTGGGGCTGTAAAGTCGTTGTCGTTCAGGTAGGCGATAAGCATTGACGACTTGAATGCGATGGCGGGTGCATGGCGTTGTTCTGCGAATGCCAACGGCTGCCGCATCGATCTGACCCTCGGCATTGGTCGGACTGTGAGGTTTTGCCAAGGACGCACCGGCCTCCAGCATGGTTTCAGCGAAATCGTCGTTGGGGGTTCTGTCCATGGTTACGCTCCGACAGTCTTGAGTTCGCGGGCCGGCTCAGCCAGGACGGGCTTCAGGTCCAGCTTCGTCTGGCGCGGATCCTCGGCGATGAGGTTGTTATCCGGCGTTGCCCAGAGCAGTGACTCGGGCGGCAGGCCTTTGGGCTTCGTCACCTTGACCTCGGCCTTGACGGCCAGCGCGCCGGCGGTGCTCGGCTTGATGCTGATCTTCATGGTCAGCGTCCCGGCCTTGTTGGTCGAGACGATCGCCGCGATCAGGTCGGACAGTTGCTCTCCGGCGTGATCGAGGACAGGGATCAGGTCGCCCGATTCATTCTCGATGCGGACTGCCTTGATGTTCTCGTTGATGGGTTTTGCCATTTCGGTGGATCTCCTCTTGGTAGAAAAACGAACCCTCCGGAGTGGAGGGTTCTGGAATTACGCCGCGGCCAGACGCATCGCGTCGATGCGGTCGCAGCAGTGCTCGATGACCGCCAGCTCATCCGCGGTATAGACTTGGATGCGCAGGCTGATCGCGTGCATGCGGTCGTGCGAGACAGCGTTGGAGACGACCAGCGGCGCAAAGGTCTGCCGCACCGGTGCTGGGGCAATCTCCGGCACCGGCGAGCTTGCTGCCGGCGGGGGTGTATTCTTTTGCTCCTCGGCCTGACTGTTGAGCTTGGCCTGCGCGGCGATCATTGCGAGCTCCAGCTGCTCGGCGCGTGCCTTGTCGGCCGCTTCCTTCTCGACCTTGGCGCGCTCGTCGGCGCGGATCTTCTCGGCCCGCGCTTCTTCGGCTTGCGCGTGCTCGGTGATGCGCAGCTTGATCACGTTGGCCAGATCCTCCGGCGACTTCATCACCAGGCTGGCCAGATCGCTGAACAGGAAGGCGAATGGCTTGTGCTCATCGAGCGTGGCCAGGTTGATCTGGATCTCGTCGGCGATTTCGCTGGCGGCAATCTTGGCGTTGGCCAAGCAGGTGTCGACGGCGTTGCGCAGGCTCTCGATCGTCCGCTTGTTCTTGATCGCTCCGGCGAAGTCGGCGGCAACAGCTGGGACCAGCACGCGGCCGAGGCGCTTGTTGAGCCCGGCAACGTGCGCGGCGAGCTTGTCCTTGCCTTCCTGCATGATCTCGATCTTGATCGCAGATTCGCGGGCAGTGACCAGCTTTTCAAGCGCCAGGCGCGTGGTGCGGGCCAAGTCCTGCAGCATCTTCTTTTCCCGCCGCATTTGGTCAATCTCGGACATCGACGACAGGGCGCGAGCCTCTTCCGAGTCAAGCGTTTCCTCAGCGGTTTTGAGTTTGGCTAGTGCGGCCTTGCAGTCGGCGAATTCCTGATCGGTTGAGGGCTTGGTGGGCAGGCGCTCAATGAAGCCCTGCAGCGCGTCACCAAAGGCGCGCAGGTTCGAGATAATGGCGATGGCGCCGGAGGTCTGAATCGAGACGGCCGGCAGGTCGAGCGTCGGCGCAGCGGTTGCAGCCGGAATGACTTCAACGTGCTTGTAGTTGGCGAGATCGACAGCGAATTGTTTCCAGCCGGCGATCAGCGCAGCGCGGCGCTCGGGGCGCGACCGATACCAAATGTAGGCGGTCTTTTCGTAGCCATCCGTTACAGTGAATAGCGCGCGGTCTGCGCCGCTGATGAGCAGCTGCTGTTCGATCTGCGGCCAGTGCGTATCGGGCGCGTCTTCCATGTCTTGAATGAACTGCGCGAAGCCTTCGTTCCACAGCTTTGATTCCCAGATCACGTCGTCATCCATCGTGATGCCGTCGAAGCTGGCGAGAAGTTGAAGCCCATCAACTTCAAGCGTTCCAGTCGCGGGGTAAAAGTCGTCTCCCGCGATGTCTTCCGCGATCGGTCTGGCGCGCGCTTCGGCAGCATGGCCAGCGTCGAACAGGCGTTGCGTCGATTCGTCAACGTCGGGCGTGATACCCATTGCTTTCTGTTTGAGCAGGTCGCTGCGCGTCTGATACTTGCTCAGTCCGAGCATGGCCGGCGCTTCACTGGCGGTAAAGTATTTGGCTCGGACGGCTAACCACTCTTCCGAGCCCTGTTTAAGATTCAAGATTTCCATTTTTATGGCCTCGTTATTTGTTTGTTAAGCCTGCGCAGTCATTTCGTCGATTTCACGCTGGCGTGCCGCGGCGACTTCTTCTTCGGTCATCACCTCGCCTTCGATGGCCGTCTTCTCTTCGCGCTTGATGTCCTTGAGCGTCTTGATCTGCTCTGGCGTCATCGGAACATTGCTCTGCACCTTGGCAATGATCTGCTCGGCGGTCTTGGTGCCCTTGACGATCAGCGACGTCCACTTGGCGATGTTCGCGTCGAAGCTTTCCTTGCAGTAATAGACGGGCTGGTCGACAACCCGCTCGGCTTTGCCCATGTCCTTGATGATTGGCGTGGTATCGACCGGCGCGTCGGTAGCCTCTTCCGATACCATCATTCCGCCGATGGCGGCCGGATAGACGGCGCGCACGCCTTCAGCGATGCACCTGGCGCGCAGCATGGCGCGCGGGTAGTTCTGCCAGTTGTCCTTGCCGGTCAGCTTGGCTTTCTTGGCCTGTTCGAAAGTCCAGGTCATGCGCAGCGCGCCGCCAGATGGATGCGAGAACGTGGCGTCGGCAATCAGTTCGGTCAGTTGATGCCATTCAACCTTTCCGCCCATCTGCTGAAAGCGCGCCAGCACGCTATGCGTCTTTCGGCAGGCCTTGTTCTGGATGATGTCGTAGTCCTGCGTGATCGTGGCCGGGTGCTGGTTTTCTGCCTGGGCGACAAGCATCAAAGCCAGCGCCTGATCGTAGGTCTTCATGCCGAACAATCCTGACTTGGCGACGGCCTCGGCCATTGTCTGCATGTCGCTGATTTTGTAGGGAACCATTTCTGTATTCACTTTTTTCTCCTTATGCGTTCTTGAACGTGAATCGGATACCGGGCCGGAATGTCGCCGTATATCTGGCACGTGCTGCAGCCAATTCGGCCTTCGTCTGCTCGCGCGACTCGACCATGCCGAAGTAGCGGCTCATGTCGTAGCAGGCGTCGATCGCGCTGTTCTGCGCGTCGAGCTGGACCTCGAGCGCGCGCATTGAAAACCACGCGAAGATGCGGAATAGAAGGCTGGCGAGTCTCATGCCGCCTCCTTAATTTCGAACGATGCCGGAAACTCAAGACGAAACTCGATCATGTTCGCCATTCCGAGGTAGAGTTTTCCGTTCTTGCTATCCTCGCCATGCCTATTGATGACTTTTTGGCGGAACTGGTAGAGAGATCCGGTAAAGCATCCGCAATCGATACGAATACCGAGTTCTTTGTCGATGTATGCGGTTGTCGTGCGATATTCAGAGCCAAAGCTGGAAAAAGAACACCAGTCCGCGTCGCCGGAAATCTGCGCGTTGCCGGAAATCCACGCGTTGCCGGAAATCCGCGCGTCGCCGGAAATCTGCGCGTCGCCGAAAATCTGCGCGTCGCCGGAAATCCGCGCGTCGCCGGAAATCCGCGCGTTGCCGAAAATCTGCGCGTCGCCGGAAATCCGCGCGTCGCCGGAAATCCGCGCGTCGCCGGAAATCTGCGCGTCGCCGGAAATCCACGCGTTGCCGGCATGATCAAGATTCTTTTCCTCGGCAATCCATCCGCCAGCATCTCCGGCCGTAACAACCCCGGCAATCGTGATCAGTGCGCGGATTTGGCGCAGCGTCACGCCGTAATAGTTTTTCGTGACGCCCGTGAATTCGTATTTTTTCACTCTGCCCCCTAAGGGAAAGACGCCTCCCCACTCTGGCGGGGGAGGCTTGGCCGTCCGGGTTTCCACCGGGCTTGCGCACTCGCGCTTGAACGTCTTTCCGTTGGTCAGGAAGCCTCTAACTTCCTCTGGCGGCTAATAACCGCTGGCTGCAGACGTGCTTTTCGGTCAATGACGTACTCAATCGTGCTGCCGGGCCTGTCGCTGATTTCCGTCGCTCTCAGTGCGGAACCGGAAGACACTCGGGAACTTGCGGCATTGGATCGGCACCACGCGCAGCCCTGTTCTTCATGACCTGAATGCGCATCGCTTCCGTCTCCTGCTGATACGCGCTTAAGGGGTGTGCCAGTGCGCACAGTTCGTTGAATCGCTGCAAGTACGTTTGTTGCATGGCTCTCTCCGGTTCGTTGTGTTGTGTGATGCGTTGATGTAATCATGGACCATACAAATTATCCTGTCAAGGGGTATTGCAATAAATATTTACTTGTGCCATGATGATTCCAACAAAGGAGGTCACATGAGCAAATTTTACGACATACAGGACAGACGCAGGAAGGAACGAGATGCACAGATCCGCCAGTGGATAGCAGAAGGAAAGTCCCGGCCTGAACTGGCTAGGAAACTTGACCTATCCAGGCAGCGCCTGGCACAGATCATCATGCGGCTAAGGTCAGAGGATGCGCCGTGAAGTACGAGGATTTTCTATCGCGTAAGGAAACTGTCGATACTCCGACTGGTCTGTCGAGTATTCCTGCGCTTAATCCAATGCTGTTCCCACATCAAGCTGATATGGTCAAGTGGGCGTTGCGCCGAGGCCGAGCTGCACTGTTTGCTGATTGCGGCATCGGGAAAACTCCGATGGAACTAGAGTGGTCGACTCGTCAGCCGCATGAGTGCATCATCGTCGCGCCTTTGGCCGTAGCGCATCAGTTCGTCCGAGAGGCTCAGAAGTTTGGTGTCGATGTCGCTTATGCCAAGGATCAATCACAGGTCACGAAGCGCATCACGATCACCAACTACGAACGGCTTGAAAATTTCCATATCGAACAGTTCGGTGCAGTCAGTTTGGACGAGTCAAGTATTCTCAAGAACTCATCCGGTGCCTATTCGACCTGGATGATTGAAGCGTTCAAGAATACCCCGTTCCGACTTCTGGCTTCCGCTATGCCGGCGCCCAATGACGTGATGGAACTTGGCACACAGGCCGAATTCCTCGGCGTGATGAGCCGGTCCGAGATGCTCGCCATGTACTTCACGCACGACGGCGGCGATACCTCGAAATGGCGCGTGAAGGGCCATGCGCAGAAAGCGTTCTGGACATGGATGACGTCATGGGCCGTGATGATTCGCAAGCCGTCAGACCTCGGCTACTCGGACGCAGGATTCATCCTGCCGCCGCTGCGTATGCACGAGCACCAGGTCAGCGTCAATACGCCGACAAGCGGCTTTCTGTTCGCGCTCGAGGCACAGACCCTGCAGGAACGCCAGGCCGCGCGCCGCGATTCTATCGGCGATCGAGTTCGCGCGTGCGCCGACATCGTCAATACCAGCAATAAGCCGTTCTTAGTGTGGTGCAATCTCAATGAAGAATCAGCACAACTCGCAGCGGCGATTCCTGATGCAATCGAAGTCACCGGAAGCGACTCGGACGACAAGAAGGAATCCGCAATTGTCGGGTTCCTCGATGGTCGATACCGGGTCATGGTCAGCAAGCCGAAGATCGCCGGCCTTGGCCTAAACCTCCAACACTGTGCCGATATGGCGTTTGTCGGCTTGTCCGACTCCTACGAGCAGCTTTACCAGTCGATTCGCCGCTGCTGGCGTTTCGGCCAGAAGAACGCGGTGAACGTGCATGTCATTACCGCTGAGACCGAGGGCGCTGTCGTTTCCAACATCAAGCGCAAAGAGCGCGAAGCGGAAGAAACCTATAACAGCATGATCGAACACATGAAAGATTTGAACGCAGCGGCTTTGCATGGTGGTCAAGTGCGTAACAAAACCGCCTATAAGCCGACTGTACCCATGATGATTCCAGACTTTATGAGGACTGCTTAATGAACGTTCTTGACCAAGCCAGCGGCGAAAACTGGATGCTTTACAATGCGGATTGCATCGAAGTCGTCAATTCTTTGCCGGAAAACTCGCTGCATCTTTCGATCTTTAGTCCACCTTACGCTTCGCTATATACGTATTCCAACTCGGACCGGGACATGGGCAATTCGGCCAGTGATCAGCAGTTCTATGAGCATTTCGATTTTCTGATCGCGGGTCTGCATCGCGCGACCATGCCGGGGCGTATTGTCTGTGTCGATGTGATGAACATTCCGGCCATGAAGGAACGAGACGGCTACATCGGTCTGAAAGACTTCCGCGGCGACATCATCCGAGCATTCCAGCGCGCCGGCTTCATCTTTCACAGCGAGCATTGCGCGTGGAAAGACCCGCTAATCGAAGCGACCCGCACCAAGGCGCTTGGCCTGATGCACAAGCAGCTTTGCAAGGACTCTACGCGCTCGCGTGCTGGCATCCCGCAATACCTATTGGCCTTCCGTAAAGACGGCGAGAATCCCGAACCCGTAGCGCATCAATCCGGCCTTGAATACTTCGTCGGCGAAAACGAGCCGGTCAATGGAACGCTCTCGCATGAACGGTGGAGACGCTACGCCTCGCCGGTCTGGATGGACATTAACTTCAGCAACACGCTGAACGCTAAAGCCGCACGAGAAGCCGAGGATGAGCGTCACGTTTGCCCGATGGCCTTAGACCTGATCGAGCGAGCTATCCACCTATGGAGCAATCCCGGCGATGTGATCTTCGACCCGTATAGCGGTATTGGCTCTACCGGCTATATGGCGATCAAGACCGGCCGGAAGTTCGTTGGGGCTGAACTGAAAACCGCCTACTGGAAACAGGCTTGTAAGAACATAGGACAGGCCAGAGAATCGCATGGCGCGCTATTCGATGTTGAATAATTCAGATAATTCTTGATTTCGTCATTTGTCGATGTATAATCATTTCTATGACCGCACAAGAAATGCTTAAATCCTTGGTAGAGTTTGGCCTGACGCAGACCCAAATTGCTACCGCCATAGGGACATATCAGCCTATCCTGAGCAAGATGCTTTGCGGTAGTCAGAAGGATCTCACATACGAGGTCGGGAAACGTTTAGAAGATCTTTACCGAGAGCAGACCGCAGAACGTCGGCGCGCAGATCGACGCGGAAGCCAAGCGGCCTAAGACCAATAGAAGCATAAAACAGGGGGAAAAAATAATGGCCTACCTGCCCGAAGCAATCGCCCTCTACATCATCCTGTGCGTCCTCGCCATCGTCCGCGTTCTCTTCATGAAAGGCGGTGAGCGATGAGCCAGCCAATCGCCTCAGTCCAGCGCGCAACCGAAATGCGCAAGCACATCGTGCGCGTCTCGTTCCGCTGCCCGGTATGCCGAAAGACTCAGTTCTCTTGGCTCGGCAAAGCGGCACCACTGGCGTGGCAGCCATGAAAGCCGGATGTCAATTCATCGGTATCGAGCGCGAAGAAAAGTATTTCGACATAGCCTGCCAGCGCATAGAGAACGCACAGCGCCAGGATTCCCTATTCCAAGCGCCAATCCAGGACGCTTACGAGTAAATCACGATGTTTGACAAACTTAAGGCGTCAGTCTAATGGCCAGGATTCGCAGTATTAAGCCTGAATTCTTTACGAGCGCAGACATTGTATGTATGTCGCCTCTTTCACGCCTCTTTTACGCGTCACTGTGGTGTGAAGCAGACCGCGAGGGGCGTCTTAAATGGGACGTTAAAACGCTCAAGCTGCGCTACTTTCCGGCGGACGAGTGCAGCATCGAAGCTATGGGCGATGAGCTTATTGCCAACGGCCTGATCGTGATCTACGAAGTCGACGGAAAGCAGTACGCCGAGATTCCTACCTTCAACACACACCAAATCATCAACAACCGGGAAGCGGAAAGCGTTTTACCCCCAAACATACCCCTAAAAGTTAGTGAGTCCTCACAAACAAATGACGCGTCTTTCACGCGTGAAAGCGGCGATTCAGGGGAAGGGAAGGAAGGAAGGGAAGGGAAGGGAAGGCGCGTGAAAGAATCACGCGAAACTCCAATCCCTGAAAACTTCTCGATTTCTGAAAACGTTCGAGCGTGGGCTGAGGAACACGGACACGATCAACTCGATACCCACCTAGCCAACTTCATCGATTCCTGCAAGGCCAAGGGCTACAAGTACCGCGACTGGGATGCGGCGTTTCGAGGGGCGATCTCGAAGAATTGGGCCAAATGCCGGCCTAAAGCCGAAGTGCAGAGCATCTTCGCCGGCGCGGTGGGCTATGGCTCCTGATCTTCCCTACGGCGGCCGAGAGATCGCCGAACTGAGGATGCAGCGCCAGAAGCCTGCCGACATGGTTCTCGTGTCGCTGGTCGGGCCGCTGAAAGAACTAAATCCGGTGGTGATGGCTAGGGCTGAAAAGCGCTACGACTGGCAGTTTCTGGCCGGCCTTGATGTGCTTCTAGTCGCCAGCAGTCTGGTCGATGTTGAACTGGTCAAGCGGACTATCGACGCGATCCGGGCGGTTAAACCTGAATATTTCGGTCTGTGGTTATCGGACAAAAAGGACGGACAGCACATCCAGTGGGGCAGCTACAGGCCGAAATCAAAGGCAATGCGCTGGATGGGTCCGTTAGATAAAAAAGAGTTTGAGGGGATTGGGAATGCAAGTCATTGACGATCACGGCATAGATTTTGATCTCTACCTAAAAGAGCCAGATGAAGCGCCGCACGTCCTGCCGGCTTCGTCGTTCCTGCAGGGCGTTATCGACCGCTTCAACAAAGACATTGACCCTATCGGCGCTCGCTTGCCGTGGGGAAAGCACGAATTCACGATCCAGTACCGCCCGCAGGAAGTGACGATGTGGCTCGGCATGAATGGGCATGGAAAATCGATGCTGCTCGGCCAGTTGATAACGTCTTTCATGGCCCAAGGGGAAAAGGCCATCATCATGTCATTTGAAATGAAGCCTGTTGCTACGCTAGCCAGGATGTGCCGGCAAGCGGCGCGAAGTGATTCTCCTTCAATCAAGTTCATCAAAGAGTTTCACCAATGGACTGATGACAAGCTCTGGATGTATGACCAGCAGGGCATCGTCAAAACTTCCCGCGTCCTCTCCGTCTGCCGGTATTTTGCCGACAAATTGCACGGTCAGCACATCGTTATCGACAGCCTGATGAAATGCGGGATCAACGAGGACGACTACAACGGGCAAAAGGCGTTCATGGACGAGCTAACCGCCATTGCCAGAGACAAGAATCTGCACATTCACCTGATTCACCACTCGCGCAAACTCGCTGACGAGACCAAGCCGCCCGGCAAGATGGACGCCAAAGGAACCGGCGCACTCAGCGACTTGTGTGATAACTGCATCACGATCTGGCGTAACAAGAAAAAGGAAGCGCTCGCCGCTACCGGGCAGGAATCCCCGACCGAACCCGATGCCTTGATGATCGTGGATAAGCAGCGGCATGGCGAATGGGAAGGGCGCATAGCGCTCTGGTTCCATCGTGAGAGCCAGCAGTATGTCGCTAGCTCGTCTGCTGCGCCGTTTGAACTGATGGAATGGCACGCATGACCGCTCAATCTAACCGCGCCTCAATGCCCAAAGTCACCGAGTTTGTTGACGCCGTCCGCGAGGCTTTTGGCGACTGCAAAGTATCGTATGCCAGCGAGAGCGGAATCACTCGCGGTACGCCGTGGCCTACGGACGATCAGGCCGAGCGGCTGGCAGAGAAGGCGGCAGCATGAGCAATCGCCAGCAATACGCCACAAGCGTTGTTCGTCTCGTCGGCCCGCTTCAACTGCAAACCGCCATCGCCAAGCTGAGCAACGCACCTATCGATCCTGATTCCCCGTTGGAAATGGTGCTGCGTGAGGAAAAGAAGGTCAGGAAGCCCAGCGCCAACGAACGGATGTGGGCAGGGCCATTGCGTGACATCGCAGAACAGGCGTGGATCAACGGGCGCCAGTTCTCGGCCGAGGTATGGCACGAACACTTCAAGCGCGAGTTTCTTCCTGACTTCGATACGCCGGATTTCGAGTCGCTGACGAAGGAAGGCTATCGCAAATGGGACATAGGCCCGTCTGGCGATCGCGTTCTCGTCGGTTCCACGACGCAATTGCTCAAACGGGGGTTTTACCTATACATGCTGCAGGTTGAAGCGTTCGGCGCGAACCTGGGCGTCCAATTCCATGAAGCGCCGGGAAGGTATTCGGCATGATCGACAAGCGCAAGCCAAAGAAGTGCGGATTCTGCCATTACGAGTTTCTTCCTGAGCGCCCGCTACAGAAAGCGTGCTGTTTGGGCTGCGCTGCTGCTTTGGGGAAAATCAAGACTGCGAAGGATCTGGCCAAGGCCGAGAAGGCCGAGCGGGCTGCGGACCGGGCGAAGCTGGAGAAGTTCAAGCGGCGCGCCGACTACATCGCGGAAGCGCAAACGGCCGTCAATGCCTATGTCCGCTACCGCGACCGATTCAAGCCGTGCATCTGCTGCGATAAGCCGTTTGAGTCCGAAAAGCCGGGCGGCGCTATGGACGCCGGACATTATCTTTCGCGCAGTCTGGCGCCGCATTTGAGATTCGATTCCGACCGAAACATCTTCGGGCAGCGCAAGAACTGCAACCGGCCAGGCGGAACGACGCGTGCCGCGTTCCGTGCCGGCGTGGTCAAGCGCATCGGACTCGCCTCAGTCGAGGCGCTCGAGGCTGATCAGTCGTCGCCAAAATGGACTATCCCTCAACTGATCGAGATCAGGGATACGCACCGCGCGAAGCTGCGCGCACTAAAGGAACTTGATCGGGAGGCCGCATGATGGACAACCAAACCCATTGCGAAAAGCCAGGGTGCAATAAGCCGACTGATGTTTTCGGCTCTAAGTGGTGCGCTGACTGTTGGTATCCTGGAATTGACAGGGATCACGAACGATACCGAGCAATGCGTGAAGACGGATACAACCACTATCAGGCAATGTTAAGCGCTGGCTGGGCGGATCCAGAATGAGCCAGCGCATCATGGCCGAACTAACAAATGACTTCATTCGAAGATTACGGAACTGGGCCAGCCTTAACGGGCGCGAGGGCAAAGCGGAAATATCACCGTCATCCATGTTCAGCGCAGCCGGTGGCGGAAACCGACGTGAGGCAACGATGCCCAGATTAGAGGGCGAGGCGCAGGACACCGACCGGGCACTGAGTGTTTTGCCTATCCGCTATCGACAGGCCGTCATGCTGTTCTGGCAGTATGAGAATCAGCCTCTGTCCGTCTTGGCGCGCCGCTGCGGGCAGGGCGTTGATTATCGGACGTATCGTGATCGCGTCATGCAAGGCCACATCCTACTGCGCTCTGAGATATTCCGGAATAACCAGATTATGAGCGATCGGCGTGAACAGTTCGAGCGCCGGTCTATTTGTTCCAAAATGAGGAATACCGAAGAATCGGACGATATTCCGCAAAAATGCGGCTATTCGTAAAGCTGTGTGGAAAGTCATGATTCATGATACTCTATAAATTCGTAATAACGTGTGGAAGAGGTTAAAAAATGCGTTGCAATTAATGCTTGACGGATGGTTTTGTAGCTGTTATCTTATAGTTCTTGCTGAATCACAACTGTGTCTGAGGCCCGAAACCTAACCGGAATCGGGCTTTTTGCATTGGATCGCGCTATGGATAAACCAGCCCTGAAACTGAGTGGCTGGCATGGCTTTCGGTTCGATTTCGCGGTGGCCATCGCCGCGCCCGAGCCGTACCAAGACGATCTGGGCATGCCTTGCGACGGCACTTGCACCAAAGAGACATGCGGCTGTGGATGCTATCGCAGCATGGTGGATATCGAGAAGCTCGACCAGAATTGACCGGCACTCCGAGCCGCGCTGGTATAGCCAGCCAAGAATGATAATGCAGCCTATCGCGGGCTAGACCGGAACCAAACCGCGAGACACCAGGCATTGACCCACGCCGCGCCTGATAACCGACAGACGCAATAAACCGGCTTAGTACTGACATACATGTGACGCCAGCAGAGCAACGGCTCAATGGGCGGCAGGCGTTTAGCCCTACGATACAGGGCGCCGGCAATACGGTGACGTTCTTCTGACAGCGCTTAACCCGATAGACGGGTGGAGGTCAGGGGATATGGGTCACGGGTTAAAAGTAATAAGTGAGTAAGTGCTTGCACCAAAGTTAGATTAAGTGTGTAAGCCATTTCATATGATAGTGAGTACTAACAAACGTAAGTAAGTGCTCGCTAACATATTACCCCTTCTCCCTCCTCTCGCTGTTCGCACGGCGAGTTACGCCGCGATACCTGAAAAGGCCGCGGCTCTTTCTATTCTGGTGACGCCATGACTCTCCGCGAAACGATTCAAGCCAAACTCGACGCAGCCAAAGCCGAAGTCGCCAAGATCGAGGCGGAAATGCAGGACATTGAATCCAAGGCCGCGACCATCTTTGACGCTGACGTTGAGGCGATCAAAGCGTGGTTTGAGTCCGTCAAGGCCCACCTGGCCCTTTAACCCGCACGCCCAAAGGAAACACCATGTCAAAAGTCATTGTCTCGATCACCCTCGTCGCCGTAGCGCTCGCAGTAGGACAAGTCGCTGGCGCCATGCGCTTCACTCTCACCCCGGCCGTCGGCGATCCGGTTGTCCAGGACAGCGAGGCCAGCACCGTCGAGTTCGATAACGTCGCGCCCGGTGACTACACTGCCTCGGCCGCCCGTTTGGACTCGACCGGCGCTGTCATCGGCTCGCCGGTCTCCGCCCCCTTCACTGTTCCCGTTCCCGCCCCGACGACCGTCGATGCACCTGCTACGATTACTGTTACGCTGGCTTAGGCGGCTCTTCTGCCGCTCGCGCACCGTCACTGTACCGGCGACGATCAGCGCGCGGATAAGCTGACAGGAACGAACCTCCTTCTCGATACCGCAGCCCGATGTGGGCCATAAGCCTATTGCCGGAATCGGACAACCATTATGGGAAGACCTTCGAAGCTCTCAGCAAAGCAATGGGCAGAGATCGAACGCCGCAACATCAATGGCGAATCTATCCGCAGTTTGGCGAAGGAATTCAAGATCGGCGCAAGCCGAATCAGTGAGCGCATTTCGGAACGCATTCCGAAACACAAAGAGCTAGCAAAGACCTTGGCTTGCGCCGAGGTTGCCTTCGACGCTTTGAGCGTTTCGGAACAGGTTTCAGTACGCACTTTGACCGATACGCTCAAATCGATTTCGTTTCACCTGGGCGGCGCGGCGAAGCATGGTGCCATGACCGCTCATAGGCTTTCCGTGATTGCCAATGCGCAGGTTGATCGAATCGACGAGACGGCCAGCCTCGCGGATAACACCGAGGCGCTGAAGTCGGTTATGGCGATGACCAGGGGCGCGAATGACGCGGCCACAATCGGCCTGAACCTGCTGGCCGCGAAC